ACTGTTTAATTATAGTGCAATGTCAGAAGACGTTGATGTTGACGCAATATTAGAAGAGACTACAGAATGAGTTTACAATTAAACGAAGATAAGCTTCCTATTAAATATATTTTAGGAATACATGAAACTTTACCCGAATATCCAGATGGGTTTGATATTTTATATGAAAAAATAAGAAGGCATATTGGAGATACTAACCACAATTTCACAAAACACGCAAGTATGAAATATCATTTAAAAAACGCAGATCCAGAAAGAGTGGATAGGGCTTTAGCAGAATTAGTTAAAGAGGGTTATATTGAACCTGTAAATGAAACAAAAGGCAAGGAGTCATATAAAATAATAAATAACCCGTTCGAATAAACTATTATGGAATTTAGCCAAGATTATGAAAAAATGTTTTTTAGGTTTTCATTAGAAAAACCTAAATATTTACAAGCAATTAAGTCAGGTTTTTACTCTTCAGAGGAGATTGATATTCTTTCAACATTGGCTCTTAAGTTTTTTATGAAGTTTAATGAAACTCCATCAAAGGATCAATTAAGACTTCTTGTTAAAAATGCAAAAACAGCTAAAGATAAAATTAGTGATAGCATTATTAATTTAATATTTGAAGTAGACTTAGATCAATATGATGAAGAGTGGCTAACGTCTACTGCAGAATCTTGGATTAAATGGAGAAACTTTGATACAACATTAATTGACACTATTGAGTTTATTAAAACAACACAGGTAACTCCTGAAAATACTGATCATATAATCACAAAAGTTAAGACATTAATAAATGAAAGAAATAATCTAACATTTAATAGTGACTTAGGGCTTGACTTCTTTGATGCAGAATCACATGATCAAAAAGAAACAGATAAAGTAAGTACAGGTTATAACTTTTTAGATAGAGTATTAGGCGGAGGATATGACAAAGGCGGTAATTTAGTAGTTTATGCGGGTGAACAAAATATTGGTAAATCTATTTTCTTAGCAAATGACGCAGCTCAATTTGTTAAGATGGGAACCAACACCGCCGTCATCACCGCTGAAATGGCAGCACATAAATTTGTTAAAAGAATAGGTGCAAACCTTTTAGGTATTAACATTAGTGACTATAATGAAAAAGGTAAGAACAAAGAATTTATTAAAAGAAAATTAGAAACAGTAGGAAATGGATTTACACCTCCAGGTAGTTTACATGTTAGACAATTTCCAACTTCACAAGCTACTGTACTTGACATTGAATCTTACCTATCACAAATTGAAGAAGAAAAAGGAATTAAATTAGGAGCAGTTGTAATTGATTATATTAACATTTTAGCAAATTATAGAAATCAAAATACTGAAAATACTTATATGAAGATTAAGCAAATTGCAGAAGATCTTAGAGCAATGGGTATTAGAAACAATTGGCTAATTGTTACAGCAACTCAAATTACAAGAAGTGGTTACAACTCTTCAGATATTACAATGACCGATATTGCAGAATCTGCAGGTCTTTCTCATACTGCTGATGTTATGCTTGGAATTATCCAAGATGATATTATGAGAGCAGCAAATGAATATAGATTAAAAGTCCTTAAAATCAGAGATGGTGAAGGCAAAGGAACAAAATGTAAGTTAGATATTAATTACTCATATATGAGATTAATGGAGACTGAAGAAATAACAATGAGTAATTTACACGCAATATAGATATGAGAAATAAGCAAGATAAAATATTTGATAATAATTTTGAAGCTCCGGATATGGAGGGAAAGGGATCTATTAATTTTGATTTAGACCCATCAGTAAGAGGTAATCTTTCAGAAGAAGAAAATATACACTATGAAATATTAGCTAGAGATATACACGATCTTATTGAAAATTCAAGATTTAAAAAATTCAACGAAATAGATGAGTTTACTAGTGTAGCTCGTCTTAAAAAAATAGATATTAATGAAGTGTATGGTTTTATGGTAGATGAACTGCTCAAAAAATATTCAAGAATTGACTTATTTTCTGAACTATGTAACTACTTTAATATACCTCCGAATAAATTTTATAACTCATTATCAAACGTTTATAAAGAAGATTTAATTACAGAATTAGATAAAAAAACAGGTATACTTTCTAAAAAGAATATTAATAAACTTTTTTAAATGATTAAGACAGGTGTTTTAAGTAAACCCGTAAAAAGGGTGTGGGTATTAGGCGATCTTCATTTTGGAGTTAGGTCTAATTCAATGGAATGGTTACAGATTCAGAAAGATTTTTTTGAAGAAGTATTCATTCCTAATTTAAAGAAACATGTGAAGCCAGGAGATGTTTTAGTACAGGTAGGCGATACGTTTGATAACCGCCAGAGTATAAACATCAAAGTTTTAAATTATGCTATGGATTTATTCGAGAGGCTAGGTGAAATACTTCCAGTCCATGTAATTTGTGGAAATCACGATATTTGGGCTAAGAAGACAAATGAAATTACTTCAATTGATACTCTTAAATGGATCCCAAATGTACAAGTTTATACGGATCCTATCGAATATGTTTGGAATGATAGAAAGATATTGTTAATGCCATGGAGAAGAGATTCAGCACATGAGGCTGAAACATTAGCAGACTATCCACAGAGTGAAATTGTATTTTGCCATTCAGAAGTTAGAGGTATTTACTTAAATTCAAAAGTAAAAAATCAACATGGTAATGAGACAAATATCTACTCAAAATATACAAGAGTTTATAGTGGCCACATTCACTTTAGACAAGAGAAAGATAAATTGTTAATGGTAGGAGTTCCTTATGAATTAACAAGATCAGATATGAATAATCAAAAAGGATACGATCTTGTAGACTTAAAAGATATGAAAGAAACATTCTTTCCAAATAATCATTCTCCAAGATTCTTAAGGTATAATATAAAAATGTTGTATGATATGCCATTAGAAAACTTTAAGGCACAGATTAAAAATAATTTCGTAGATTTATATGTACCTTCTGAAATTGCAACATCGTCTGCACTTTCTAATTTAATTAATAAGGTACAAAAGATTGGAAGAAGGATCGAGCCAAATATTTATCAAGAAGATAATTTTATAGACAAAGACTTATATGACTTAGATGAGATAGAAGAAATGCAAAAGAGCTATAGTGTTATGGGACTTTGTGAAAAGTATGTAGAATCTTCAACATTTGATAAAAAGCTTAAGAAACAAATTAAAGATAAATTAAATCAACTTTATAATAGTTGTGTAAATAATTACGATTTAAACGATGAAAATTAATAGCATAGAATTTAAGAATTTTGCAAGTTATGGTAATCAAGCTCAAAAAATTGAGTTTGAAGATCAGGCACAATTGTATTTAACATTAGGTAAAAATGGACATGGAAAAACTACAATTGCAAATAGTATTATATATGCACTATATGGTAAGGTTGAAGGTGTAAAACTTGCTGACCTACCAAATAGAATTAATAAAGAATTGTGGGTTAAAATAAACTTACAATGTAAGCATATGAATGTTGAAATCGAAAGAGGACTAATGCCAAATAGATTTAAGGTTTTAATTAATGGTGTAGAGTTTGATAAAGCAGGTAAAAAATCTGTACAGGAATATTTGGAAGATGAGATATTTGGAATCCCATATCATGTATTTAAGAATATTATTATTTTAAGTATTAATGACTTTAAGTCTTTTTTAACAATGAACAATCATGATAAAAAACAAATTATTGATAGAATGTTTGGTTTTTCAGTTTTAAATGATATGTTTAAGAATGTTAAAGAAGAGCGTAAGCAAATTAAAATGGAAATAGACTCTTATGATTCTGAACTTAATCAGATCATGGAATCAATTTCTTCAGTTAGGCTTAAACTAAATAATCTTGTTGAAGAGTCTCATAAAAAAGATAAAGAAAAGGTTGAAGCATTAAAGGATGAGCTATTAGATCATGGAGATAATGTTAAAAAATTAAATGAAGCAAGAAGTACAATAGATGGTAAAATACAGACTATAAGTGATGAGGCAGGTAGCATGGGTATTCAGCAGCGAGATCTTGAACGAGAGAATCAATACCTACAGAAAAAAATTGAATTATACGAATCCGGTTTTTGTGGTTCATGTGAAACAAAACTAGATACAGATTGGCACCATAAAAAAGGAGATGAGTTTAAGACACAGATTGAAAGTAATAATAAAAACTCTGGTAAATTAAAAGAAGATATTACAAAAGCTGAAGAAAAAGTAGGAGAATTAAGAAGTAAAAGAAAACAAGTTGAAACAAGAATTAACAACTTAAGATATTCTATTAAAGATATTAAAGATGAATTAATTAAAATTAAAGAGTCTACCCAAGACGAAAATCAATTTCAACACCTAAAGCAAATTATTACAGAGTTTGAAAAGTCAGAAGAAAGTAAATCTGGTAAGAGAGAAGAGATAGCACAGCAAGATGCATTTATGACAATCTTAGAAGAAGTCTTAGGAGATGATGGTGTAAAGAATCTTGCAGTACAAACAATATTACCAGGCTTAAATGCTAATATCGCAATGATGGCTCAAACAATGCACCTTCCATTTCATATTAGATTTGATGATAAGTTTGATTGTATCATTAATCATTTAGGAGAAGATATAAATCCTCTAACACTTTCAACAGGTGAGAGAAAGAAGGCTGACTTTATAGTTATTATTGCTATTATTAAAATATTAAAACTAAGGTTTCCACAACTCAACCTTATGTTTTTAGATGAGTTGTTAAGTTCAGTCGATCAAGATGGAGTCTATAATGTACTTAAAATTCTTAATGAAGTAATTAAAGAAAATGGACTAAATACATTTGTTATTAATCATACGGAATTACCTCATGAGATATTTGATCAGAAAATACAGATTCATAGAGAGAATGGATTCTCAAAGTTTACTATTGAAAAAATAGAATGATATATAATAAATGGCAACATATAACTTAAAATTCAATAGAGACGATAGTGTTATTAGACACCTTATAGTGGGTCTCTTAGCTGACCTAAATAAAAAGGTTAGTTTTTATAGACAGCTTGATAATAATACTCGTTCTGAAATAGATGTTCCTTTTTATTACTCAATTACAGGAGATGAAAATTTCTTAAAAGATAATTTTCTTTTTTCAACAGCAAATGGCTTTGAATGTAGTCCAAATCCAGTTGGAGCAGATGGTAATTATGATGTAGTACCAAGAGGAGTCGTCAATCTTACATCAATGACGGTTGATCCTGCTCGTTTAGTAAATAAAAGAAATATTGGAGAATATAGTAAAATGAATGACCAAGGTCTTTTAGAGGGTTACAGGGCCGAGTTTGAAATGATTCCGATGACATTTTCAGTAGACATAGAAATATTAGTGAGTAGTCTCTTAGACATATTTAAGTGCACTGAACAATTAGTAAAAAAATTATATAAGTCTAATCAATACAATGTTGAGGTTGGACATTTAGATGAAGGACTGTACAGATTGGCTGCCTACTACGCAATGCCAGATGATTATGGTAAAGAAAACCCTATTGAATATACCTTTGACGATAAGGGTAATTATAAAATAACATTTAGTATTGATATAAATTCATCTATGCCAGCTATAGATTTTGATACAGAGAGACATGTTGGAAACAGAATGTTTAAATTGACTCATAATATAGAAGATGGTAAAACGACTAACGAAACTATTGACCAAGGCTTAGATATATAATTAATATATAAAAATAAACAAATACATTAAAAATGGCACAAGTTACAAAACAAATTATATCACCTGTATTCGTTACTGAATCAGGAGATAGTTATATTGCATTAGATGGCAAAGCATTTTTAGTTGGTGAAAATACAATTACTGAAGCAGAAATTACTACAGCTCCTGGTGAGTTTAGAAGTCTTGTTTTAGCATTAAACAATTTTACATTAACTAATGAAGGTTTAACATGGTTTAATGGAATTAATAGAATTAGATTCGTAAGAGAATCAAACAACTTTTTCGTTAATAATAGCGAAGTTTTAGCAGAAAGCTTAACAAATCACTTATTAGCTTCAGGTATTGTTAATTATACAAACAAAGCAAAAATTCAACTTTTTGAATATGCTGCACAAAATATTAACAATTTCGTATCTCTTGATTTTGCTCAAAAAATAGAAGAAGGTAACGTTAAGTGTTATGTTATGAAATTAAACGAAGACTTCTTTGTTTATAGAATTAATGAAGCAAACAAAATTTATAAGTTTGGTAAATTAGATGCAAACGCTGCATTTGATTATGTTAAAGAGCAAACAGGTTATGAAATAACTGATATGACTCAAGAACTTTTAGAAGGTGCAAGAAAACAGGCTGCTGAAAAATTAGATAAAATTAATTTATTAGAGCAAATGATAGCATTCTTAAAAGATCAAAGAGGAGTTATTGCTGAAGCTGACAAATCAATTCAAGAAATTAAAGAAGCTGATACACTAATCAATAGTGAAATTAAAAGATTAGAAGAAGAGGTTGAAGCTATTAAAAACGGTACTGAAAAAGTAGACGAAGGTTGTGGAAAATGTGGAACAGACGGATGTGTTTGTGAAACTGAAGCTACAACTGAAGAAACTGAAACTGAAGCTACAGCTGAAGAAACTGAAGCTACAACTGAAGAAACTGAAACAGAAGCTACTAACGAAGAAGCTGGAGATGAGGCAGGTGTTGAAGCTGAAGATATTAAAGCTGATCATACTGAGGTTGATAGCGATGAGAAAAGAGAAGCTAAATCTGAAGAAGCAGATGATTCTGCACCAAGCGACGAAGGAGAAGACGGAGCTAAAGAAGTTGCTGAAGCTGAAGTAACTGAAGATGATGCTGAAGATATTGAAGATGCTGAAGCTGAAATGGGAGAGCCTGAAAAATCTGAAGAAGATCAAGAAAAACTAGAAGCTCCTATGGATGAGGCCGATGTTGAAGAAGAATTAGTAACTAGACAAGATGGTTATGTACCAGGAACTCTTAAATACGAAACTGATGATTTTGCAGAAGGTACAAAAATTCAAATAGATGCTGAAGCATATACAACTTCTGGACAAGATGAATCAATTACAGTATTCGTAAATGAAAAGCCTTTAAAAGTAAATAAAAGAGACGTTGAATTAGCTGACGGCGAAACAGTATAAAAAATTAAATATTTAAACATGAAACGCATTAAACTATTTGAAGACTTTATACAGCTTAATGAGGCATTTAAGGTAGGTGATTATATAAAACACACAGAAAAATCACCAAGTAGAACCGTATTTGGTAAAATTGTAAAAGCAAATAAAAAATCTGCTTCAATTGTAATTTTAGGATCAGGTGGTGCAAATGATAAACAACCAACTACTAGAATGGAAACATGGGAAGGCGGAAAGTACGTAGACTTTGGAAAACATTCTAAAAAAGAACTAGATGATATAGCTAAAAAACTTTCACCAGGCGATGGTTATAAGTACGTTGACATGGAAACATGGAACGTTTAGTAAAAAATTAAATAAAATTTGACGTTAAACTACAAATCTCTCATTTAACTCAAATACAGTAGAAAAAGATCAATTGGAAACAATTGATCTTTTTTTTATATAATATCTATAAATTTAAAAGATGCCAAGAAAAAAGAATTATTTAAACAATAAAGACTTATATGCACAAATTGTACAATCATTGGATGATGATAGACTAACAAGAGATGCAGAGAAAATGTTACAGTTACTTGCTGAGAAAGCAATTAATAGATTAACTTATGTAAATGAAGATGATAGAAAAGATTGTTTGCAATTCGCTCTATTAGATTTATTAAAATATTGGAGAAACTTTAACCCTAAATATACAAACGCATTTGCATACTTTACGGAGATAGCAAAAAGAGGTTACGCAAAGGGTTGGAATAAACTTCACCCAAATAAAACAAAGGGAACTATCTCAATGGATAGAATAAATTCTGCAAACTCAAGAGAAGACGGTGGCGGCGGAATGTTTAATATCTAATAATGTCAATAAAAAACGTAAGACCAACTAAAAACTCAGGCTTTAATCAAGGCTACTATAATCCAGTATATCCAGAAAAATATGCTGGCAATCCACCTATAATATACAGAAGTTCATGGGAACTTAAGTTTATGAAGATGTGCGATAATAGAGAGGATATTGTGTTGTGGTCAAGCGAGCCGGTTGAAATAAAATACTGGAGTTCAATGGATAAAAAGGAACATTCATATTTTCCGGATTTTTATATAAAGGTAAAGAAAGAAACAGGCTTTGAAGAAAGTCTCATTGAGATTAAGCCTGAAAGTCATATAGTAAAGCCACAACCACCTACTAAAAATTCAAAACAGGCATTAAAGAATTATAAATTCCTTGCAGAACAGTATGTTAAAAATAGAGATAAATATAAATATGCACAGGAATGGTCTAAGTCAAGAGGATTTAGATTTGTTGTAATGACAGAAAAGAGTCTTAAATAATGGCAAGAGTTAGACAAGACATAAAGGAATTAATTAAAGAATCAGGCGGTAGGACTAGAGCTAAAAGAGCTGCAGAAAGTTGGTATGAGAATGGAAAGAAAACAGCAGCTGAAAAAAGTGTACAAACCACTGGAGGTAGGTTTCAGCCAGGTAAAGTGTATGTGTTTAGATATAATCCTAAATATGCAACTGAATTACCATGGTATGATGCAAATCCAGTTGTATTGGCCCTTGATCCTGATGGAAATAACGATGTTGGCATTAACTTAAATCTTCTTCCAAGTGATGTCAAAGAAAGATTATTAGATAGAATCTATAATGCATATGAAAGTGAAATTAAAAGAGAATCTGTAGGTGGCAAGAAAAATGATGCACGTAGACAGAATCAGCTTTCAATTAGATGGGAAGAAGCAAAAAACTTTTTAGCAAGTTATAAATTTGCTATTAGACAATACATACCGGGTAGAAAACTTGGACAGGCGGTTGTCAGTTATGAAAACTGGTCAAAGATCGTTCTCTGTGATTTTGCAGACTTGAATGGTACCACATATGCCCAATTAGTAAACGAGTTTAGAAACAGGTAAAAAAAATTGAATATATAAATTGAAAAACTATATAAAAAATTATGGCAGGTTTTGCAGATAAGGATCCAAGAAATGGTCCATTAAGTAATAGAAGGCCTTTTAGGTTAAATAATACATTAAAGTTACTTTCATCATTCGGTATGAGATATGATGATATGATACTTAGACAGTCTCAGGCAGTAGGTCCATTAGAAGATAAGTTTGGTTATGGCCAAATGAATCCAATGGGATTAGATAATGATGATATGTATGCAGCATTTGCTGCTCTGTCAATGGCCGATACTACAATGCGAAAAAATATTCCTTTTTTCGATCAACAATATGAAGTAAAAAGAGAAGAACTTAGAAGATTTTCAATTAATGATGAAATAGAAGATATTTTAGATATATTATGTGATGAAACAATAGTATATGATAATAAAAATTTCTTTGCTTCTCCTGAAATTCTTGGGGTTGAGGTTGCAGACAGTATTCAAAAGGATTTAAACAGATATTTTAGACAAATATACCATGCATTTGGCTTTAATTCAGATCAGTCGGCTTGGTATTATTTTAGAAAATGGTTAACAGATGGTTATCTTGCATTTGAAATTATTTATTCTCCTGATCAAAAGGAAATTATAGGTTTTAAAGAACTTGATCCAATTACATTAGTTCCAGGTTATAATAAAGAAGATGGTAAAAAAGTATGGGTACAATTTAAGGATGATCCAGTAAAAGAAAGAACCTTGTATGATTCTCAAATTATTTACCTTTCTTATTCTTCTATAACTACAGCAGGTAGAGTCAGTTATGTTGAAAGACTTATTAGATCTTTTAACTTGTTAAGAATTATGGAACACACTAGAATTATTTGGGCAGTTACAAATAGTTCTTATAGAATGAAATTTGTTATACCAGTTGGTGGTAAATCTAAAACAAGAGCAAAACAATCGCTTGCACAATTAATGAATTCATATAAAGAAGTAGTTGATTTTGATTGGGAGTCTGGTTCTATGACAACCGATGGTAAACCCATGCTACAATTTAATAAAGAATATTGGTTACCAAGTAAAGACGGTGACAGCCCTGAGATTGAAACATTAGATGCGTCAGGTCCAGACCTTTCAGATACAGAAGCACTTAAATATTTTTCAGATAAACTTAAACATGTTTCTAAAATACCTTATTCTAGATTCTTATATGAAGACGGAGGTGGAGATTTTAATCTTGCTGCAGATGGAATGATTAGAGATGAAATTAAATTTAGCAAATTTGTAAAGAGACTAAGAGCAGCTTTCCAAGAAATATTAGTAAAGCCACTTTATTTACAAATGTGCATTGCATATAAAGATCTTGCTGAAGATCCACAATTTAAAACTCAAGTTGCATTAAGATATAATAGAGATAATGATTTTGCTGCCTTAAAAGAAATGGAAATCATGGAAAGAAGACTGGATTTTGTTTCTACAATGAGAGATAGTTTAATGACAACGAATCAAGAAACTATGGAAGAGGAATACTACTTTGATATGGAATTCTTAGTTGATAGATACTTACAATTAAGTCCAGATGATATTGCTGCCAATGCAGCTGCTAAGGCTAAAACTGATAGGCAAGAAGAAGAGGAGCCAGAACCTGAAGACCCAATGGGAATGGGAATGTAAAAATAGTTAAATAATGTGTTAAAAAAATACAATGAATTTTTAAATGAAAGAGCAGCTCCTAATAAAGCTACAGTAAAGTACATGATAGCTAAAAAATTTGCAGGAGTGCCTGTCAAAATAGCAAAACAACTTATTAGACATAATAAAAGAAAGGAAGATATTGCAGCGATGATTAAAACAGCCGAGACTAGGGAAGAAAAGGCTAGATTAAAAAGGCAATTGTTATTAATGAGTAAAAAGGAATTTGAATTAAAGAAAAAGGCTCAACTAGCAAAGAAAAAGGCTAAAGCTGACAAAAAATAAAAGAATATATAATTTATTATGATACTTAAAACATATAACGAATTTTTAAACGAAGCCCAATTGTCTTCTATTAAAGCAGGTGATGATAGTAAAATTGAAGTTAGTGATCAAAAAACAGTTGACGGAGATGTTATCTCTGCTCAAGAAATTTTAGGACAAATATTAAACGCTGAAACAGAAGATGAGTTTAAAGCTTATTTTTATGACAAATATGGTTCTACTAAATTTGACACAGCAACGATGGGACAAATGTTAACAGACTATCAAGACTATTATGCTGAACAAGCTGAAAAGGAAAAGGAAGCTGAAAAGGAAGAAGAAGCTACAGACGGTGACGAAGGAGCCGGTGATGATTTAGATATTGATATTTAAGAAAAAGACTTTTAGTTAAAGATATATACAAAAAAGAAAAAAACAAAATGGATAGACTTATAAATAAGCCTAGCGATTATAATTTATTAATAGTTGAAAAATCTTCTAGTGTTTTAGAGCAAACAGGAGAAACAAAAGACTATGTTTTAGAAGGTGTTTTTGGTGAAATTGATGTTAAGAATAAGAATAACAGAATTTATACTGAAGATGAATATCTTCCACAAATTAAATCGTTACAGGATAAAATCGGAGGTTCTAAATTACTTGGTGAATTAGATCACCCTCAACAATTTGACATTTCTCTTAAAAACGTATCACACGTTGTCGAAGAGTTAAGGTATGATCAAGAAAACAAGAAAGTAATGGGTAAAATCAGATTATTAGATACCGATGCTGGTAAACAAGCTAAAGCATTAGTTGATGCAGGTGTACCTTTACATATTAGTTCTAGAGCTGCTGGAGAAGTTTCAGAAGGTGGTAAAGTAAAAATAAAGCAATTATTTACTTATGATTTAGTTGCAGATCCAGGATTTGAGAATGCTCAATTAAATAGAGTTAACGAATCTTATGGTTTTGATAACGATGAAAGCTTATTCATTTACGAGGTATTTAAAAAAGAAATAAATAAAACAACAAACGAAAATAAAAAAGAGCAAACAATGGAAGAATTTGTAAAAACAGATGACTTCAACAATTACACTAAGTATTTGGCTGAGCAAATAAAAAGTTTAAAGTCTACTCTTACAGAATTATCAGAAACTTCAACTGAAGGATCTGCTACTACAAATGAAGACATTAAAACTGTAACTGCTCACAATGATCATATTGTTGAATCAATAAACAATTTAACAGAGTATGTTAAATATGTTGCAGAAAAAACTGATCAAAACATTCAGTATTCAGAATATTTAGCTGAGAAAACAGATCAATCAATTCAGTATTCAGAATATGTTGCTGAAAAAACTGATCAAAGCATTTCTTATGCAGAACACATTGCTGAATCAGTAACTAAATTAAAAGACTACAGTAATTATATAGCTGAATCTTATAATGATGGTACAGAAACAAACGAAAAACTTATTGAGTATGTTAACTATTTAAAAGATAACGTACAAAATGTTAGCGAATATGCTAACTACATTGCAGAGTCAATCAACGAAAACTTAGTAGTTGAAGCTGACGATGTTACAGCTAAAGAAGCTGGCGAAGCTGCTGCTGATAACGAACTTGAAAAAGTTGGTGATAATTCAGGAGAAGGTAGCGTTGCAGATAAAGACGGAGATGCAGGTGTTGATGGTGAAGATATTAAAGCTGATCACACTGAAGTTGACAATGATGAAAAAAGAGAAGCTGAAGGCGAAGAAGCAGATGATAAAGCTCCTACTAATTCAGGTGCTGATGGCGCTGATGATCCATTAGAATCTTATAAATCAGAAATATCTAGTAAATTAACATCTTTATTAGAATCTGCAAAAGCAAAAGAAAACAACGATCCACATTTCTTTAAATTAGTTGGTTCATCTACTGCTGAAAAGTATAATGCATTAAATGAAGATGCAAGAACAGCTGTAAGAACTCAAGTTGAAGGTTCAGGATTTTTAACAGAATCTCAGATTGTTAGAATCATTGAAAACCAAACTAAAGAAGTTGAAGCTGCTAACGAGCCGTTAGTACTTTCAGCAATGCCAACTGAATATAAAGCAAAATGGGAAAATCTTTCTGAAGCTAAGAAAAATCAATTACTTGCACAGTCAAGAACTCACAAAGTAGAGACTGAATATCAAGTAAGAAATTTTTGGCAAACAAGAGATCTTAGAGAAACTGCTCCAGTAATGGAAAAAGTTGCTATGATAACTGAAAAGAAAGAAGTTGAGACTAAGACACTTCCTTATAACTTAGAAGGTGTTAAAGAAGCAATGGCAAAAAGATTTAAAAAATAATAAAACAATCGACGATTTGGTGACAGAAGCAGAAAACCAAAAGTAATAAGTCGAAATTAAACAAACAAAAAATAGAAATTTATAAAATGGCAAATTTAATAAATGAAGCTGAAATCAGAGAAACGTGGTCTCCAATTATCGAGAGCGCTACTGGTATCAATGATGCTTCAAAATTAGCATGGATGTCTGAGTACTGTCATAATCACAAACTTTATGAAGACGCAAACATCATGTC